GCTTGGGCTGATAAGGACGCTATAAAAAGAATGTATATTATTGCCGATTTTATGAAGAATAAATTAGGTGAAGATTATCAGGTTGACCATATAGTTCCACTACAAGGTGTAAATGTATGTGGACTTCATTGTGAAAGTAATTTACAATTATTAACAGCTCGAGAAAATATGAGCAAAGGAAACAGGTTTGCCTAAAACAGACGAACAGTTCTTTAAAGATAGATTAGAATTATTTGAGTCAGAGGGTTGGCTAGACCTTATGACTGAATTAGAGACTATCGAAGATAATACTCGAGATATTGAGACTATCAACGATGAAAAAACCCTTTGGGAAGCCAAGGGGCAGTTAAAGGTACTAGGTTATTTACTTAGCTTAGAATCTGCAACGCAAATAGCCGTGGAACAATCGAATAATATCGACTCCACACATTAAGTAACTTCATAACCCCTCGGGGCGGAGACTAGAAAATGAGTATAGTAGTAGATACGCCATCAGAAGGCGGGGAACAGATAACAGAAACACAGGAAGTAACACAAGAGGTTCAGCAAGAAGTTTCAGCAGAACCAAACTATGAGCCACCTGCGAAGTATGCTGGGAAGACGTTAGAAGATGTGATTGGAATGCACCAAAATGCCGAAAAGGTATTAGGTAAACAAGGTCAAGAGGTAGGGCAACAGAGGCAAATGATACAACAGCTTCTTAATGCTCAATCTCAAGCAAGTCAAACTACTGGAGTAACAGAAGAGCCTGCTAATTTTGAGGATACTTTCTACGATGACCCTGCTAAGGCAGTAAATTCAGCGATAGAAAATCACCCTGAGATTCGCAAAGCGAAGGAAGCTAACATGAGAAGTATGCAAAGTGCTAACTTGTCTAAATTAGAGTCTACTCATCCTGATTTCATGGATGTTGTAGGTGATAAGAGCTTCCAGAAGTGGGTGGGAGAGAGTGGTATTCGTACCGAGCTATTCCGTAGAGCAGATGCTACTTATGATGTTACTGCTGCTAATGAGTTAATTGGAACTTGGAAACAGATTTCAATGATTGATAAGACTCAAGAAGTAAAAGAGCAACAGAAGAAGTCAAGGCAGAAAGCAATGCGACAAACTAGCTCAGAGACTCGCTCTTCAGGCGATGCTGTTGGTGGTAAAAAGATGTATCGTAGGACTGATTTAATCAACCTACAAATTAGTGACCCAGGAAAGTATGCTGATTTATCAGATGAGATAACTCAAGCATACCAAGAGGGTCGTGTTAAATAAAACTCAATAAGGAGAAATAAAATGGCTTTAGGTACAAATCATAGTACAGTCACAACGTCAGCTAATTTCATCCCTGAACTCTGGTCGGATGAAGTTATTGGCGCATATAAACAAAACTTAGTTTTAGCTAACTTAGTTACAAAGATGTCGCATAAAGGTAAGAAAGGCGACACTATTCATATCCCTAAACCTGCTCGTGGTTCAGCTTCTGCTAAAACAGCGAATAGTCAGGTAACATTGATTGCTGATACAGCAAGTGTTGTTAATGTAAGCATTGACAAGCATTATGAATACTCAAAGTTAATTGAAGATATTGCAGAGGTTCAATCTCTTTCTTCAATGCGTAAGTTCTATACGGATGACGCTGGTTATGCTCTTGCTAACCAAGTTGACGATGACTTATTCGCATTAGCTGAAGGTTTTCAAAGTGGTACAGTAGGTGGTTCAGGCGCTGCTCTATGGGAAACAGCTGTAATCGCTGGTGATGGTACTACCGCATACAATGGTGCTACTTCGAACTCATCAGATATTACTGATGCTGGTATCCGTAAGATGATTCTAGCTTTGGATAATGCTGATGTTCCGATGGACCAGCGTTGTTTAGTGCTTCCTCCAATCGCTTCTAATGACTTATTAGCTATTAACCGTTTCACTGAGCAACAGTTCATTGGTAATGGCGAGGCTTTGAAGACTGGTAAGATTGGTCAAATCTACGGTGTAGATGTGTTTGTTACATCTAACTGCCCTACTATAACTTCAACTGATTCAGCTGTTTCAAGAATCGGTCTGTTACTTCACAAGGACGCTTTAGTTCTTGCTGAGCAAGTAGGCGTACGTTCACAAACTCAATATAAACAAGAATACTTAGGTGACTTGTTTACTGCTGACACTATTTATGGTGTTGCTGAGCTTCGTGATGATGCTGGTATTGCGTTTGCAGTTCCATCTACTTAAACGGTAGTTAGTTAAACGTAGCCCTTGTCTAGATGAGAGGGCTATTCTGAATTAATTACGGATTAGTTATGCCACTATTTACTTATAAATGTAAAAATAACCACACTGAAGAGACTATTGTTTCTTACAGTAATCGTGAAGAACCTCAAGTCTGTTCAGACTGTGGAGAACCTTCTTACTTTAAACAAACATTCTGTACTAATTTCCAATATGGTGAGGACTATAGCTCACACGCTGCTGATACTCACAAGTGGAACTTACGTGAGAACCATAGGAATAAGACACAAGGTAAGAATTATGTATGATATATTTGAAGACAGCACAGGTAACTTAGAGATTGAACGCTTCAAGTGTAAGTTGCGTGAGATTTGGATGCGTATCTTGGATGAGACGCACACTGAAGAAGATGGCTCTAAAGAAGAGTTCATGGAAGCTAATGCTTTACACTTCGCTGACGAGCCTCAACCTGAGAATGAGATTGATAACCTAATGGATATGTTAGAAGACATGCTCGACCCACAGGAAGAGTTAGAGTCTGTTCAGAGTGAAGCTAAAGCTCCTAAATATTCAGGCTCACAACTTAAATCTAACAATGAAAAAGGTAAGATTGAAGCTACTACTTATGAAGTTAAGCATGCATCTACTAAGACCCCAGGTGATTCAAAAAGTTCAGTAAAATCAAGCACTTATGAAGCACATAGTGGTAAGATAGCACCAAGAAAAGATGCTAGAGTTATCAGAAGTTTCAGTCCTATGGCTGAGATGATGAAAGATGAGCTTACCGCTTTGAAGACTAGACAGAATATTGGTAGACGTAAGATGTTGTTTAGATTATGAGTAGAATGTATTGGAGAAAAGCTAAGACACTTGCTATGCTTGCTAACCGTAAGCAATGGCAGAGAGATTTTGACCC